ATTACTTTTTTTCGGTTTGACACACTTTTTTGAACTTATATCAATTTAAAAATGGAGGTTTGACAATGAGTCAAAAAGTAGTAAACAGAACTAACGGATTGGTAGATTATAAAGAGTTGGAAACAAATATCCTGTCGTCTATACGAGAAGGAAGACCGTTGACAGGAAAGGAGGGAGCATTAACACCATTTATAAAAAAGCTGCTGGAGGCGAGTCTAGAAGGTGAAATAGAAAACCATTTATTAGCTGAAAGTGAAGAAAATAATCGCAGAAATGGGAGGAATGGAAAGACTTTACGTACAAGTGCAGGTTCATTTGAGCTGTTAACGCCAAGAGATAGAGAAGGAAGTTTTGAGCCGCAAATAGTCAAAAAAAGGCAAACAAGCTTACATCCAGAGCTTGAAACGAAGATTTTGAGCACATTTGCCAGTGGTATGAGCTATAGAGATATAGCGTCACACGTTGAGGAAATTTATGATCACAAAATATCGGTAGCAGAGATATCAAGTATTACCGACAAATTACTGCCTATAATCAATGAATGGCGTAGTCGTCCACTGCAATCAGTATACCCGATAGTATTTATGGATGGGATGTTCTTTAAGGTCAAGGAGGATGGACATTGCGTAAGTAAATGTATGTACAATATATTGGGCATAGACCAAAATGGCAGAAAAGAAGTCCTGGGCTTTTATTTGGCTGAAAGTGAAGGAGCTAACTTTTGGTTGGAAGTGCTAAATAACCTCAAAGAAAGAGGAGTAGAAGATATTCTGATTGCATGTGTAGATGGGCTAAAAAGCTTTCCTGCAGCCATCAACAGTGTATTTCCCAGTGCAGAAGTGCAGCTATGTATAGTACACCAAATAAGAAATTCTCTGAAATATGTATCCAGTAAAGATGTGAAAGTTTTCATGAATGATCTGAAAAAAATATATCGTGCTTCAAGTAAAGAAATTGCTGAGAATTATCTGCTTGAGCTGGAAGGAAAATGGGGAGAAAAGTATCCTTTAGTTATAAAATCCTGGCAGAACAATTGGGAAAACTTATCCAGTTATTTTAAGTATTCTGGGCCAGTTAGGAAGCTGATTTACACCACTAATCCAATTGAGGGGTTGCATAGACAAATCAGGAAATTTACTAAAACTAAGGGTTCATTTACTAGTACAAATGCCTTGTACAAACAGGTATATTGTGCTATAAAAAAGGTAGAGCAAAAGTGGATTATGGCTCTCCCTAATTGGGCTTTAACTATGTCTCAACTTGATATTTTCTTTCCAGATAGGTTGAAAATTGAGTTGAACTAAAAATGCGGCTTGACACACTTTTTTGAACATTCCCGAGAATAAACCTTAATTAAGTGCGATCCGAAAGTCGTGATTTTGTGATGGTTAAATTCCATCTTCCCTAGATATCGGGGATAATGTGTATCTCACATTTTAGAGATTGGCAACCTCTAAGGTGCAAGCATGAGATAGAAGCGGGTAATGCTAAACCTTATGGCAAATTCCTGCAAACAGAGTTAGATATGATTACGAGAGAAACCTATGTCTGAATTGTCGTAAGGTTTAATATGCGTGCGCCAAGCAAAGTGCGTAAAGTCCAGTTGGTGAAAATCCGACTTAGGCAAAGTCTAGCCAACAGCCTAAAACGAACCATTATGCTACGTAAGGTAACGAGCGTAGTAAAGCTAGTGGAATGGACAACACAGGGTACAACGAAAGTGAAGGTATTGAGTCCCGAAATTCTCGATGTCATAGAGGTCGACACGTTGCATATAGTGGAAGACAGCAAGAAGGGTAACAATAAGGCAAGTTATCACTCACTCTATCGGGATCTGAGGCCGTATCACGTGTTGAGATGGAGTTTACGTAAACTTGGGAGAGATCCTTTGTATTCCTATTAAGGTACGTTGGAACAAGTCAACAAAGGCGAGGACTAACGGAAGATGCAAAGGAAGTCGGACTGACTGATAGTACTCAGAGTGTGGGAAAGCCACATACAAGGGAGCAATATAGTGACTGGTTTAGGGATTGCTATGCCAATACAACGGAGGTTGGAATAACGTGCAAAGAAAACTAAATCAGATAACAGTAAGAGCCAGGCAAGATAAACGATTGAAATTTACATCGTTAATTCATCTGATAAACGCAGAGAATCTTGCTGAATGTTATAAAGAGCTAAAAAGGCATGTGGTATAGACCAGGTGACAGTAGAAGCTTATGGAGAAAATCTTGAAGAGAAGCTTAGCACTCTGGTGGATAGTATGAAGAGAAAGCAATATCAACCGCAACCAGTGAAAAGAGTATATATACCAAAAGCTGTAAGCAAAGAAAAACGCGGACTTGGGGTACCATCAACAGAAGATAAGTTAGTCCAGATAATGCTGAAGAAGATATTAGAAAATATTTATGAAGCTAACTTTCTGGATAACTCATATGGTTTTCGTCCTGGTAGAAGCTGTCATCAAGCGGTAAATGCACTAAATAAAGCAGTTATGTACAGACCAACTAACTATGTAGTAGAAGTTGATATCAAGAAATTCTTTGATAATGTCCAGCACAAATGGCTAATGAGATGCTTGAGAGAACGGATAACAGACCCAAACTTATTGTGGTTGATCAAGCGATTTCTTAAGGCAGGAATAGTTGAGTCAGGACATTACGAAGCAACTGAACTAGGCACACCTCAGGGGGGAATAATAAGTCCTATACTAGCTAACATATACTTGCATTATGTGCTGGATTTGTGGTTTGAAAAGAAATTCAAGCCAAGATCTAAAGGTTATATGGAACTAGTTAGGTATGCAGATGATCACCTGTTTTGCTGTGAAAGAGAAGAAGATGCTAAAGAACTCTTAAAGTCACTAAAACAAAGGCTAGGAAAATTTGGACTGGAAATATCTGAAGACAAAACAAGAATAGTAAAGTTTGGCAAAAAGGAGTGGCAGCAAGGAATAAGGGAGAAACGAAAAACGGAAAGTTTCAACTTTCTAGGATTCATCCATTATGGTACAAGAAGTCGTAAAGGTAGAGTAATGATAGGTCATAAAACCTCGAAAGTAAGTCTATCTAGAAAACTTAAAGAAACCAAAGAATGGATGAAAAAGATCCGAAACAAGGTTCACCTTAGAGACTGGTGGCCAGTACTTAAAGCAAAACTAACAGGGCACTATAACTACTTCGGAGTTAGCGGAAATTACCGTTGGATAAATAAATTCTTCTGGCGGGTAATCAAGCTAGCGTATAAATGGATAAACCGACGTAGTCAGAAGAAGAGTATGAATTCAAAGCAATTTATACACTATCTACAAGTTAATCCATTACCAAAACCAAGAATATGCTACTCATTATATACAAAATAGGAAATGCTGTGAATACTACATTGTGGAGCCGTGTGCGGGAAAGCTGCAAGCACGGTTCTGGTGGGGGAGTCATAGCGATAAAACTTAATCAGGAGGATTTAAAACTATGACTTCTACCAAACATTCTAAAAATTCCTATACTGGTATTAACCCAAAAGTTGTTAAACACATACGACACTATGCTAAACTTCTGAAGAGAGGAAAAGCTTTTGCTTATAAAGACATTGAAGATGTTGAGCAAGATCTTTTACTTGATTGCTTGCCTGGCCTTAATGAACTTGAAGGGCATTTTATAAAACAGTACGTTAAATGCCGCGCTCTCAATTTAAAAGAAAAAGAACTATGTAAAAAACGTACCATTAATTTTGTTGATGAAGCTTTATACGAAGAGAGCGATGAAAGTCTTGAATATAGCTCCGCAGTACGCATTGACGTAAATGAAGCAATTGCAAAGTTACCTAGAGAGTTAAGAAAAATATGTAAACTATTAGCAGAAGATCACAGCATTTGTGAAATTTCCAGAAGGACTGGTATACCAAAATCAACTCTCTACGACACAATCAACAAATTACGCAAAGAGTTTTCTCACCTTAAAACATACCTAAAACGAGATTTCTAACTATAAGGGGGGAAAAGATGAGTGCGCCAAGCAAAGTGCGTAAAGTCCAGTTGGTGAAAATCCAATCCAGGCAAAGCCTAGCCAGCAGCTTGGAACAAACCACTATGCTGCGTAAGGTAACGAGCGTAGTAAAGCTAGTGGAACGGACAACACAGGGTACAACGAAAGTGAAGGTATTGAGTCCCGAAATTCTCGATGTCATAGAGGTCGACACGTTGCATATAGTGGAAGACAGCAAGAAGGGTAACGATAAGGCAAGTTATCACTCACTCTATCGGGATCTGAGGCCGTATCACGTGTTGAGATGGAGTTTACGTAAACTTGGGAGAGATCCTTTGTATTCCTATTAAGGTACGTTGGAACAAGTCAACAAAGGCGAGGACTAACGGAAGATGCAAAGGAAGTCGGACTGACTGATAGTACTCAGAGTGTGGGAAAGCCACATACAAGGGAGCAATATAGTGACTGGTTTAGGGATTGCTATGCCAATACAACGGAGGTTGGAATAACGTGCAAAGAAAACTAAATCAGATAACAGTAAGAGCCAGGCAAGATAAACGATTGAAATTTACATCGTTAATTCATCTGATAAACGCAGAGAATCTTGCTGAATGTTATAAAGAGCTAAAAAGGCATGTGGTATAGACCAGGTGACAGTAGAAGCTTATGGAGAAAATCTTGAAGAGAAGCTTAGCACTCTGGTGGATAGTATGAAGAGAAAGCAATATCAACCGCAACCAGTGAAAAGAGTATATATACCAAAAGCTGTAAGCAAAGAAAAACGCGGACTTGGGGTACCATCAACAGAAGATAAGTTAGTCCAGATAATGCTGAAGAAGATATTAGAAAATATTTATGAAGCTAACTTTCTGGATAACTCATATGGTTTTCGTCCTGGTAGAAGCTGTCATCAAGCGGTAAATGCACTAAATAAAGCAGTTATGTACAGACCAACTAACTATGTAGTAGAAGTTGATATCAAGAAATTCTTTGATAATGTCCAGCACAAATGGCTAATGAGATGCTTGAGAGAACGGATAACAGACCCAAACTTATTGTGGTTGGTAAAGAGATTCCTTAAGGCAGGAGTAGTCGAAGCAGGACATTATGAAGCAACTGAACTAGGCACACCTCAGGGTGGAATAATAAGTCCTATACTAGCTAATATATACTTGCATTATGTGTTGGATTTGTGGTTTGAAAAGAAATTCCAGCCAAGATCTAAAGGTTATATGGAGCTAGTTAGGTATGCAGATGATCACCTGTTTTGCTGCGAAAAAGAAGAAGATGCTAAAGAACTTTTAGAGTCACTGAAACAAAGGCTAGGAAAATTTGGACTGGAAATATCTGAAGACAAAACAAGAATAGTAAAGTTTGGCAAAAAGGAGTGGCAACAAGGGAGAAACGAAAAACGGAAAGTTTCAACTTTCTAGGATTCACCCATTATGGTACAAGAAGTCGTAAAGGTAGAGTAATGATAGGTCATAAAACCTCAAAAGAAAGTCTATCTAGAAAACTTAAAGAAACCAAGCAATGGGTGAAAAAGATCCGAAATAAGGTTCACCTTAGAGACTGGTGGTCAGTACTTAAAGCAAAACTGACAGGACACTATAATTACTTCGGAGTTAGCGGAAATTACCGTTGGATAAATAAATTCTTCTGGCGGGTAATCAAGCTAGCGTATAAATGGATAAACCGACGTAGTCAGAAGAAGAGTATGAATTCAAAGCAATTTACACACTATCTACAAGTTAATCCATTACCAAAACCAAGAATATGCTACTCGTTATATATAAAATAGGAAATGCTGTGAATACTACATTGTGGAGCCGTGTGCGGGAACACGGTTCTGGTGGGGGAGTCATAGCGATAAAACTTAATCAGGAGGATTTAAAACTATGACTTCTACCAAACAAAATCCATTTACAAATACAGCATTTAGCATGACGGCACTAACAAATGCGATGAATATATTGCCGATAAATTATGGACGGGTTGAAAATTTAAATTTATTTCTAAGTAGGTCAGTAAGATTTAGACATATCACCATAGAAGAACATAATGGAGTTTTAAGCCTATTGCCAACACAATTACCCGGAGCACCAGCAACAGTAGGAAAACGTGGCAAAAGAAAAGTAAGAACGTTTACGATTCCGCATATTCCTCATGATGATGTAGTGCTGCCAGAAGAAGTACAAGGAATAAGGGCATTTGGATCAGAGAGTGAACTGAAAGCGCTGGCAGATGTAATAACAGATCATTTGCAGCTAATGAGAAACAAACACGCAATAACATTAGAGCATTTGCGAATGGGAGCACTCAAGGGAATTATTCTTGATGCTGATGGGTCAGAATTATTAAATCTGTATAATGAATTTGAAATCACGCCAAAAGTAGTAAATTTTGCACTGGGAACAGCAACAACAGATGTAAAACGTAAGTGTCTGGAAGTATTGAGGCATATTGAAGACAACTTAAGTGGTGAATATATGACGGGAGTTCATGCCTTGGTAAGCCCTGAGTTTTTTGATGCACTAACTTCTCATGCTAAAGTAAAAGAAGCATATGAAAGATGGCAAGAAGGAGCAGCGCTAAGGAACGATATGAGATCAGGATTTACGTTCTGTGGTATAACGTTTGAGGAATATAGAGGGCAAGCAACTGACCCTGAAAGAACCGTGAGAAGATTTATAGAAAGAGATACGGGGCACTGTTTTCCAGTAGGAACAGCAAGCACATTTACAACATATTTTGCACCAGCAGATTTTAATGAGACAGTAAATACTCTTGGACAGCCACTCTATGCAAAACAAGAGCCAAGGAGGTTTGATAGAGGGACCGATTTACATACTCAGTCAAATCCTCTGCCAATGTGCCATAGACCTGGGGTATTAGTCAAAGTCGTTGCAGCATAACAACACTGGTAGAACAACTATAAAGTATGAAACTATTCTACCAGTATGTCCCTTCTTAGCATACTTATAAACCTTAATGCATCAAATGGAGAAATGCAAGAGAATATTAAGAGATTATTGAAAGATTGTTTTGCCCATTTAGGAAAGCTAGCTTTATATGAGTCAAAGGATAAGTCATATATGGTACAAGTACTAAAGCAACAGCCAGATAAATTATACGAGATTGGTGAAGGACAATTTGTGGGAGAGATGCTTTTTCTTGAGGTAAGCGTTTTTGATGTACTGAGGCCAGTGGTAGGAGATATTTTTGTTATTGATGGTCGTAAATATAAAGTATATTCTCCACCACTTCGAGATAACTCAGGAATAGTATGGAATATAAAATGTACAGTACTTGGAGAGAAAGATGTTTAGTATTGAAATTAGTGATAAGGTTATTCAAAATATTGATACCAATAAAGCTAAAGTAGAACTGGCAGCAGTAAGAGCGCTGAACAAAACGGCATTATGGTTAAAATCTCAGGCTATCCGAGAAATCAGTGAAGAAAAACAAATTAGGCTAAAAGTAATTAGAAAAAGACTAAGAATTATCAAGGCAAGGAAAAGCGCTTTGAAAGTTTTAATTAGAGCGTATCTATATGATATAAATATAAAACAAGCAAAAATAAGAACAGCATCTAATGACGCATTTATGGCAACGATGCCAAGAGGCTATCGTGGTATTTTTAAACGTGTAGGAAGAACAGCACTACCGATACAGGAGGTTAAACTACCACTTGAACCTGAGGCTTCAAGGATAATAGAAAATCTTGTTAATTATGAAGTTGAAAGGATATTTGAAAAATATTTTACACATGAGTTATTTTAGGGAATATTACTTTTTTTCGGTTTGACACACTTTTTTGAACTTATATCAATTTAAAAATGGAGGTTTGACAATGAGTCAAAAAGTAGTAAACAGAACTAACGGATTGGTAGATTATAAAGAGTTGGAAACAAATATCCTGTCGTCTATACGAGAAGGAAGACCGTTGACAGGAAAGGAGGGAGCATTAACACCATTTATAAAAAAGCTGCTGGAGGCGAGTCTAGAAGGTGAAATAGAAAACCATTTATTAGCTGAAAGTGAAGAAAATAATCGCAGAAATGGGAGGAATGGAAAGACTTTACGTACAAGTGCAGGTTCATTTGAGCTGTTAACGCCAAGAGATAGAGAAGGAAGTTTTGAGCCGCAAATAGTCAAAAAAAGGCAAACAAGCTTACATCCAGAGCTTGAAACGAAGATTTTGAGCACATTTGCCAGTGGTATGAGCTATAGAGATATAGCGTCACACGTTGAGGAAATTTATGATCACAAAATATCGGTAGCAGAGATATCAAGTATTACCGACAAATTACTGCCTATAATCAATGAATGGCGTAGTCGTCCACTGCAATCAGTATACCCGATAGTATTTATGGATGGGATGTTCTTTAAGGTCAAGGAGGATGGACATTGCGTAAGTAAATGTATGTACAATATATTGGGCATAGACCAAAATGGCAGAAAAGAAGTCCTGGGCTTTTATTTGGCTGAAAGTGAAGGAGCTAACTTTTGGTTGGAAGTGCTAAATAACCTCAAAGAAAGAGGAGTAGAAGATATTCTGATTGCATGTGTAGATGGGCTAAAAAGCTTTCCTGCAGCCATCAACAGTGTATTTCCCAGTGCAGAAGTGCAGCTATGTATAGTACACCAAATAAGAAATTCTCTGAAATATGTATCCAGT